CCCTATAGCTTCCCATTCTTCCCAGGTTGCTACTGTTCCTGCTCTTGGTTGACAATCTTCGCAGACCTTATTACCTTGTGAAGTAACCCATTTAAAAGTCCTTATGCTATCGCCATAAATGGAACTTTGTCCGAGTCTAGAGCTTTGCATAATTCCAAGTACAACTCCTCGCTTAATGGAATTTCTAAGTTCTCCGAAAATTCTTCCGTTGGTCTGGTAATCAGTTCGAACTCCCTCAATAATTGCAGATTCTCTTGCCCCTGACGCTCTAAGTACTGCAATCTCTCGCTCAACTCTAGCAGCAAAGACAGAAATATCGTATCCCAATCCGAGGGCGATCCATTGGAGGAGTCTTCTATCTTCTTCAGTAACTTCTCCCTGGTACTTATTAAGGATTTCATTGATTTCTTCATCTGTTAACGCCCTTTCTGCCATATGTTACCCACGATATTTACTTAATGATTTATTAATTGCTAGATAAAATGATTTTTCTAAAGCTTTGTATTTTTTCTTTAATTTAGGTGGCAAATTAGCACTTGCAGTAAATAAAAATCTCCTAGCCTTTACTTGTGTGCCAGATTTATGAGTAAATCCTCTTTCGTGCAATGTACCATATTCAAATATATCTACTCCAGGCTCACCATCTTGACCTTTTTTAGTAGGCTTTATTGAGTTATATAATGCTCCAGACTCAAATAGTGGTGTAAAACCTGTACCTCTTTTTTTTCTAGTTTTCTTTGTTATTGGTTTTAGAGCTGGTCTTACACTACCAGATTTAATTTTTTCTTTAGCCATATCAGCTAAATTGTCTGATAGTTTAAATATATGTTTTTCTAAAATACTATCTAATTCTCTATTAAGCTTTTGGAAACTAAAGTTAGTTGTTGTTTTAGTCTTTATCAAGCATCCTCCTAGCTAATTCTTTACCTTCTTCTCTAGCTTTAATAAAGTCTGGTAAGAATTGTATAATAGTTTTTTCTATTATTTGTTCTGCATATTCAGCAGGAGAATTTAAATAGTCACCTTCATCTAGCTCTATGTTATCTACTTTATCCCTCAGCTGTCCCAGGAGTTTGGAATGCTCTATTAAATAATCCTCTTTGCTCTTGTCCTGTGCCATTTACACTCTCATTCTCTGTAATTATTGTTTGAGCTTCTTCTAAAGATAAATCAGAATTTATTTCTGTCAATAGCTTGGCTCTAGTTGTTAGATTATTTTCTAATCTAAATGTATTCCACAGTATTTGATCGTTTATTGATTGTGGATATTCTGGTTCTATAAAGTTAACTGCAAATTTATTAGGTAGCGAAATCCCATTTGCCCTAGCAACCTCTTTCTCCACGATGTAAAATTCTTCTTCATACATTCTGAAAAGATCAATATCATCATAATAATCTTCTGTTCTTTCCAGGTCTTTTATCATAAGACTAACACCAGATGGCATCTCGCCACCTTGTTCTGCCCAATTTATCATTAAATGGTTATTCTGAGCAACTAATTCTATTTGAAATTTAACATTTTCAATTACAGACATAATATCACCTTGAGGAGCTACAATATCAAATGTTGCACCTTCTGGAAGCCCTAATATACTATCAGAACCAGTCCTAGATATATTTTTGTCAATATCTGCACCTGTAGTTACTGGCTGTCCAAACATTTGAAATCTCAGTCCTAATTGCATCTCAGTCATTGTAATATTAACTTGCTCATTAACATTAATAATATCATTTGCACCCTCTACAAAGTGCGAATCTATTTGATCTTCTCTATGTGTGAATACAAATGGTAAAACCCCAAAACCATGCTCGTATTGATTTACTATATTACCTTCTTCATCATACTCAGCGTAATGCTGGTCGTCAAAATATGCATAATGCATTTTATCTGCATTTGATATATCGTTAACTGGAAGTAGAAGCGGATAAGTAATCGCCATCGGCAAAAATGGGTCTTCATCAAAAAATGCATCATAATAATAAATTGGTCTGTATTCAAAATACTTCCCATTTGCATCCTCTTTTAACATAACTCTATTTGCTATCGTACCAACAAGCCTAGTCATTCTTTCGATGTGTTTCATTCGTGCATTTTTTTTGCGTGTGAGGAACAGGTATTCATCGCTTACATTCCTATCCGCTCCCAGATTATAAATTCTTGACATCTTATTAATAAATCTTCTTGTAAAGTTTACAGAGTAAGGTGGTATTTCACGAAATGCACTA